CAACAACCGCCGGATAAGGAGATAGTTAAATGGCTACTACAGTAACCGCGCCTACAGCAAAGGCAACTCCGTCTATTGCCCATTTGGCAACAGACCCACTTAGAAATTTCAAATTCAATGTAAATATTATGCACCCTCACATTTCTGGGTTCACCACTATGGGATTCATGACTGTATCTGGTCTGAATGTAACCACTGAGGTTATTCCATATCGTGAAGGTGGAATGAATACCACAACGCAGAAGATGCCTGGACAATCAGATTTTGCACCAATCACTTTATCTCAAGGTGTAGCAGTTGGTTCAGGACCTATGTGGCAGTGGATGCGCGAACTATTCACAGTAATGCAGGGAACTGGTACAGGAGCACCTGGACAGGACTTCCGTGCAACAGTTGATGTCATGGTTCTAGATCACCCAGTAACCACACCAACTGTTCCTGTCAAGGCTATCTACAGAATCTACAATGCTTGGATCACCTCTATGGCATTCTCTGACCTAGATGCGGGAGCCAATGCTGTTCTTATGCAGCAGATTTCCTTGGCTCATGAAGGTTTCGATTATAAGCTTGCCTCACGTATTGGGCTAAGCGGAGTTAGCTTCTAGTAGGATAGAATAAGTAATAATCTTTCGTGACAAATATTTGGAGAATTTATGGAATACCAGAAGCCTGAGTACTCAATGTCTTTTGACGATGATCAGGGGCAGGTGGGCAAGGGAACAGATCAAGAACTTCATGAACTGACAAAGAAGGTTCTTCATTCCCTACAGCCTGCCCCTTCCATTGAGGAACTTCCTGATACCTATGTAAAGCTTCCGGCTGGTATTGAGATTGACGGAAAGATTCGTCAGGATGCAGAAGTACAGGAACTCAACGGTGAGCACGAGGAAAAGATTGCAAAGGCAAGAAGTGCCACCAATCCTGCGAAGTACATCAACACTCTATTACTATGCGGAACTGTATCTGTTGGGGACAAGAAGGCCACACAGGATCTTTTGGATTCTATGATGCAGGGAGACTTGGATATGCTGATGCTAGGTATCCGCAGAGCAACCTTTGGTGATGAGTTCGAAGTATTCAATGTGACTTGTCCGCACTGTGAAGAATCCAACGATCTCTCTATGGATCTCAAGGACATCCCAGTTACCAAGCTTGCTGATCCTGAGGAAAGAGAGTTCCTTGTATCTCTACGTAAGGGACGCAAGGCAAAGATCAGCTTCCCTACAGGTGCTGTACAGAATGAAATTTTCAAGAATGTTTTGACTATTCCAGAGATGAACAGTATTACTCTTGCCAACTGTGTTATCTCCTTCATAGAGGCTGACGGTTCTGAGAAGATGAGCAACGGTCTGGCAGATGTAAAGAAGATGAGTATTGCTGACAGAAATACTTTGCAGGAATATATCTATCAGAACCAACCTGGACCACGCTACGACAAGGTATTCGCAAAGTGCCATGCGTGCGAGGGCGAGGTTCCAGTCCCATTGAATGTGGGCATTCTGTTTCGGGAACTCTAATTACGAGTCTCTCTACAAGGAGTACGAGCAACTTCAAGAGGGATTCAATTGGTCTATTTTCGATTCACGCAAGCTAACATACAGGGAACGCAAGCACTGGGTAAAACGCTACCTGTACAAGCTGGAGCAACAGTACGAACAGATGCATCAAGCTAATAACTCTACTCAAGTCATCACTAGACCTGTAGGAGCTGGAGTTACTTTCGGTGGAGTACCCATGAGGTAAAATTGAGAGTAACGACTTATCCTAGGAGATCTAAGTGGCTGAGGAAAACAATATCGGAGCCAGCCGCTTGTTGGGGACCAATGGTCTTCAGCAGGCGGTTGATTCGTTAACGACACAAGTTAATAAGATGAGTGCAGATGTAGGAAAGTTAGTCAGCAGTATTGATGGTCTAACTGGTACTACCAAGCGTTCTACAGGCACTTCCTCATCCGCTTCAGGATGGAATGCTGGTTCCAACAGTAATCGCTACAGCTCCAACGGGGGTGGTGGTTCATTTAGTGGTACCGGTCGTCAGGGTGGAAATAGATCCAATGGCGGTGGGGGTGGATTCGGTGCCCTAGGTGCAGGTTCTCGTCTGTCTGCTGGTGTTGGTGCAGCTATGGGTGTCGCCTCTGCTTTG